GAGAAAAGTATGGCATTTCAAGTATCACCAGGCGTACAGGTCAGAGAAGTTGACCTTTCGAATGTTGTTCCAGCAGTATCTTCTACAGTAGGTGCATTCGCTGGTGTTTTTCAATGGGGCCCTGTTGATGAGGTAAAGACAGTTTCAAGCGGACAACAGTTAGTTGATGAGTTCTACAAACCAGCAGACTCAGACGCTGGGGCTGAAGATTTTTACTCAGCAGACTCATTTTTGCGATACGGTTCTGCTCTTAGAGTGGTTAGAATTAATAATTCTGGTCTCTTTAGTGCAAACCAAGCAGGAAACTCAGCAACACTTCTAAAGAACGAAAGTGATTATGAAGGTTCATTTGAAAGCGGCTCATCATCAGCAACAGTCGGAAAATGGATCTCAAAATACGCAGGTGCATTAGGAAACTCAATTAAAGTTTCAGTATGTGCATCTAGCAATGCTTATTTTAATGATGCAGTCTCAGCTGTAGACAACGCATTGAACTATTCAAAAGGCGATTCAACAATCGCAGTTGACGATGGTTCAGCGTTCTTAGTTAGAGATATCATTAAATTTGCAAGTCATTCACAATTATACAGAGTGACAGCTATTGCGATTAATGATCTTTCAATCGAAGCAATAAACAAACCATCAGGTACAGGTTTGGTAGAAGACGTTTTGGACAACACAAATATTGACAGATATTGGGAATTTTATAACCTATTCGACAAAGCACCAGGAAGTTCAGCATCAGCTGCTCTAGTAGGTGCATCTAACGATGAAATTCACGTAGTAGTCGTAGACGAAGATGGCGTAATATCTGGAACTAAAAACGAAGTTTTAGAAACCTTTGGATTTGTATCGTTAGCCTCAGACGCTAAAGATTCACAAGGTTCATCAAACTATTACAGAGACGTAATAGCAAGAGACTCAAATTACATATACTGGTCAGGTCACTCAACAGCAATGTTGACAACAGCTAGTGAACACAGAACACTTGCAACAGCAGTAGGTACTGCTTTCTTAAGACCAGCATTACCAGAGAATTCATCACTATCAGGTGGTGCAGACGGTAATTACAACTCAGTAGCAGAAAAAACCTCAGCATGGAACACACACTTTGCTGATGCAGAAACAGTAGATATCTCTTTCCTAATCGTAGGTTCAAACAGAGTATATGAAAGCGCAGCTATGCACATTGACGGTGGGGCAGCTCAAGTACATTCAAATTCTTTAATTAACGAAGCGATCAACATTGCTGAATTAAGAAAAGATTGTTTAGTAGTTTGTTCACCAGATAGAGCATCTGTAGTTGGAGTATCTTCAGAGTCAACTCAAGCAACAAACGTTATTGCTGACTTTGCAGGCATTACTTCATCATCATATGCAGTTATAGACTCAGGATGGGTATATCAATATGACAGATTTAACGACAAGTACGTATGGGTACCAGGTTGTGGACACACAGCAGGAGTTATGTCAAGATCAGATTTACTACAAGATCCATGGTTCTCACCAGCAGGATTTAATAGAGGTCAGTATCTTGGTATTTCAAAACTTGCTTTCAATCCTTCACAATCCTCAAGAGACGATCTGTATAGAAACAGAATCAACCCAATCGTAACATTTGCTGGACAAGGTACAGTACTATTCGGTGACAAAACAGCACTATCAGTACCAAGCGCCTTCGACAGAATTAACGTTAGAAGATTGTTCATAGTATTAGAGAAAGCAATAGCAACAGCTGCTAAAGCACAACTCTTTGAATTCAACGATGCATTCACAAGAGCACAATTTAGAGCTGCGGTAGAACCTTTCTTAAGAGACGTTAAAAATAGAAGAGGTTTAGTAGACTTCTCAGTTCTTTGTGACGAAACAAATAACACAGACACAGTGATTGATAGAAACGAATTTGTTTGTTCAATCTTTGTGAAACCTGCTAAGTCAATCAACTATATAACCTTGAACTTTGTAGCTGCAAGAAGTGGCGTAGAGTTCGAAGAAATATACGGAGCAGTTTAAGGGAGTAAAGAATGGCAACTATAGATCAATTTAAAGCACAATTACTCGGCGGTGGGCCAAGAGCTAACCGATTCAGAGTTTTTATACCACGATCTGGCAATAAGATTGAATTCTTATGTCAGGCTGCACAAATCCCAGCTGCTACAGTAGGTGTAGTTGAACAACAGTTCAGAGGACATGTTCTTAAACTCGCAGGAGATAGAACATTCGAACCTTGGACTGTTACAATTATTAATGATATTGAGTTTTCATCAAGAACAGCTATTGAAAATTGGCAACAAGACATTCAAGCTTTAGATTCTGGTGAAGGTATCACATCATTAGATTACCTCGTAGACAGAGCATTTGTCGAACAACTTAACAAAGACGATTCAGTGTTAGCAAGATACGAATTCTTCAACATGTTCCCAACCAATATTGGTGCGATTGACCTATCTTACGAAACAGTCGATGCATTGGAGACATTTGATGTTGAATTCCAATACTCACACTGGGAAAGAGTCGTTTAATTTTTTGAATATCGCCCTTTTTAGGGCGATATAAATACATATTATGGAAATATTTGGGTTTGAAATAACTCGTAAAAAAGACGAGTTACGAGAAGTAGACGTAGAGAAGAAGTCAGCTCCTTCTTTCGTTGCGCCAGTGGAAGATGACGGCACACCTGTCATTCAAACTTCGCAATCAGGCTTCATATCAGGTGGTGCATATGGCACCTACGTTGATATGGAAGGCGGCATCAAGAATGAAGTTGCTCTTATTCGCAGATACAGAGAGACTTCTCTAGTACCTGAATGTGATGCAGCTATCGAAGACATAGTCAACGAATGTGTTGTTTCTGATACTGAAGATAGGATAGTGTCTCTCGATCTCAAAGATGTTGAGCTCAGTGATAGCATCAAGAAGAAGATGCAACTAGAGTTTAAACATATCTTATCTTTAATGAAGTTCAATGTGAACTCTCATGAATTATTCAGAAAATGGTACATCGATGGTAGAATCTACTTTCATAAAGTAGTAGATTCTTCACGTCCTCAAGCGGGCATGGTCGACATTAGAAACGTTGATCCTCTAAAAATTAAGAAGATCAGAAATGTCGAAAAAGATAAAGACAAAAAGACCCAAGTAGAGGTCATTAAAAAGGTTGAAGAGTTTTACGTCTTCAACGATAAAGGTTTTGACAAGGGTAGTGCAACAGAAGGCAATACTCTTAAAATTGCACCAGAAGCAGTAAGTTATACAACTTCTGGTATGTTAGATTACACACAGAACATCGTAATCGGACATCTTCATAAGGCATTGAAAACTGCTAATCAGTTAGCAATGTTAGAAGACGCTCTAGTAATTTACAGAATTGCAAGAGCACCTGAAAGAAGAATATTCTACATCGATGTAGGTAACCTTCCAAAGGCAAAGGCAGAACAGTATCTTGCCGATGTTATGAACAAGTACAGAAACAAACTTGTTTATAATGCAGATACAGGCGAAATCAAAGATGATAGACGCCACATGTCGATGATGGAAGACTTTTGGTTACCACGTAGAGAAGGTGGTAGAGGTACAGAAATCTCTACATTACCAGGTGGACAGAATCTTTCAGAGATTGATGATATAGAATACTTTAAAAAGAAACTATATCGATCACTGAATGTACCTGTTTCCAGAATGGAATCAGATAACGGCTTCAATATGGGCCGTTCTTCAGAGATCAGTAGAGATGAACTTAAGTTTAACAAGTTCACACATAGACTTCAGGTGAAGTTTGCTAGATGCTTCACTGATCTATTAAGAACACAATTGATTCTTAAGAATATTGTATCTAGCGATGAATTTGACGAAGTCAAAGATTTTATACGTTATGACTTTGCTACTGATAACTACTTTACAGAGTTAAAAGAGCAAGAGTTATTTAAAGAAAGATTAGACTTACTCTCACAAGCAGAGTCATATGTAGGTTCATATTTCTCTAAAGAGTATGTTAAAAAGTTCTTCTTAAAACAGTCAGATGAAGACATCGAAAACATGCAACAACAGATTGATGCTGACGGTGACGGAGAAGACGATGACATGGGGTTTTAATAAATGAGTGATATAGCAAACAAAATAGTAGACCAAATTGAAGCAGGTAAACTACAAGATGCTAAAGATAGTATTTTTGATGGTATTAAAGCAAAAGCTGCTGACGTAGTAGACATGAAACGTGTCGAAATGCAGGTCGATTGGGTAAACAAAAGTGAAAACTTGGACACAGATAACAGCTGAGTTAAAC